TCATCACCAAGCTTTTTAGCTGAATCCCAAATCGCGTGTTTAGCCGCGTAATGTATCTCATCTGACTCGCTGCGCTCTCGCTGCTCTTCAATGTACTGAATATCATCATACTGCTGGAGATACTTAGCAGCGCCCTCGCGCCAGAGGTCACATCGGCGAATGTATGTGACGAGACGGGGGTCTCTTATGTGCAGACCTGACCCGTCATCGTCTTCCCATACCTTCCAAATAAACGGCACCCTCTCTCTGGACGGGATTGTTTTAACACCAAACTGAATCTCAACGGTCGCATCAACTATACGCGCAAGCATCCATCGCTTCGCACGACCACACCACCCGACAATAAAGTTATCATCGTGTATCTGCTCACGAATGCGCTTGGATTCAGTCTTGTTCCACTGAACGCGCTTGATGTCATTCCATTGAGATTCAGTCAGTATCATTATGCGTCCGTTGGGTCTGCCTGGTTATTAGTCTGTGGGCTGGGTGTCAGCTTGGGCAAGTGCTTTAGCTCAATGCCAATCATGTTATATGTGCCAGCAGCAGCCGCATCCAACTCAACCACCAACGAAAGGAAGTCTTTTGTTGAGGTTATCACGGATGCCGCCAGTTCTGACCACGCCGTTGCAACAATGGCATGTTTCGTCGTGTTTGTCGCATCACTTAGGGTGAGTTCCTTTGTAAAGGTGTCTGAGTCAGTCGGATCGTCTGTCGCGGGTGCTGCGCCAAACGCATGGTGCGTCAGTCGGATTTTCCAAGTCACCGTTTCGCTGGTGGTCCCTTGGTTCGCATAGACAACGCGAAGAAAGATGTCGTTGTCCCAGTCAACGTGGCTAGGCATCGTGGATGACCACAGCAGCCGCTCCGCTGCGGCGTCAAAGTCTCCGGCTAAAATACCCGTTGAGCCAACCTCTTGGAGGTTGACAGTTTCAAGCGTACCGCCGCCACCGGATGGGGTTGCGAATGCAGCAGCCGGAAGGAAAAGGCTCTGATACTTATATTCAATATTCTTATCGCGAATCATAGTTTACCACTCCACAGTTTACCCCCCATTGCGGGGATACTAAGTAAAAACACCGGGGGGCTCCTGCCCCCCAGTGGTCTAGGGAATTTGCACGACCCTAGAAGATCAAGTTAGAAACCTCGATGTCGTCAAGCAACGTTTGCGAGAAACGACGCTCAAGACCCATGTTGCCATACCAACACATGAAAGCTTCCCAGCTATCAGAGTTGGACTTTCGGCTAAATGAGCTACCGTCACGGTCTGCCCAGGCCCAATCCTTCATCGTGTACAACTTAATGTCGTTTGTGTTGAGGAAGAAGAGCTTGTTATAAGGCGCCATGCGGTCGAACTCGATAGGCATCGGGTTCGTGCCACCAGCATAGGTCAGCTTCTGGAATCCACCCTTGAGCTGCTCTGGCGAATAGCGAACGTCGCTAGTCAACAGATTGATGTACTCACGGCGAATGCTGTGATGCCCCATGACCAGGTTAGGCTCTGCACCGGCAACCTCATCGGTGGTATCAATAGCAAGCTGCATCAGTTCCAGGGACAACGGACGGTTAGTTCCGCTGTTACTAAGAACGTTTGCCTTCCACTCAGGGTTGTCGCCAGTATCGACCTCTTGGAGGTCATCATCGCTATCAGAAACCATAAAGCCAAGGCCTGTAATCTCAGAATCAAATGAGTTGCCGTTCTCGTCACCACGGACCAGAAAGTCATCATTATCTAAGTCTACGGTGCCAGAGCTTGCTTGGCGCTGAACATTGATGCTTGTCGTGCTGTTGACCTTAGTTACCTTGATTGGCTTTACAGCCGCAATAAGATCACCGGTCGTTCCAGCGTTGAGCAACATGCCCTTTTTCAGGTATCTGGAGCCTGGGTTATCCACGGTAACTTCGACATCAGAGCCCGCCACGGTGTCAATTGCGACATCTGAGTCCTTAATCTGAGCCAAGATAGCGGTTTTCCCAGCCGCTCCAGAGAGGCTATTGCCCCAAACCTGGCGGTTCATATCAACGCGCAGATCACGTCGCATTCCCTCAACCTCAGTACGAAGTGCTGAAGCGAACGAACCTTTGTCGCCTTGAGATGCTGCAATGACAACACCCGTGAGCTCAATGCGTCCGTAGAGGAATTTCGACTTGATACGGCTTTCGACGTATTCTTGGCGACCTGCGGTGGGAAGCGTACCTGTCTCACCACGCGCACCAACACCGTGATTGCGGCGCAAATGAACGGGAAAGACAACACGACGACCGTTCCACTTTCGTTTGGACTTCTCGACGTATTTGAGGATAGGGATAGAATTATTTAGATGCTCGCGAACGGGACCTTCGTAATACTCTTTGAGTACCACATCAAAGTCACTACCGCCAGCGACGGTTCCTTGTTTTTGTGTAGCCACTTTTTACTCCATGAAGTTCTTATGAATTCAAGAACTCCACGGCGGCAGCTTCTGCACCCTCTAAATCATCACCAAAGTCTTTAGCAACGGGCATGGGCCCTTGACCTCGCGCCAGGGGCTTGGCTTTGGGGGTATAACCCTCTCGCCGCAACCGCTGTTGGTAGGCGCGTTCAGAACTCTCATGCGAGCGTTTTGCTAGAGCTGCAACGTTAGCGTTTGGGTTTCTGATGACCGCATTGACAACATCCATCTTACTCATTGATGGGAATCGTCTTTGCGCTGCATCCAACTCCTGCTTTAGCTCGCGTTGCTCCTGGGCCACAACGAGTTCTGTTTGTCGCTGCGCCAATTGCTCGTGCATTGTTCTCTGATTGCGCTCTAGCTCTGCAACTTTTTTCTCCATTGGATCGAGATATTCGTCTTCCTCTGGAGCCGTCTGCTGCTGTCGCTGCACTTCTTGCTGGTGATAATATTGATTATACTCGGCTTGCCGCCGTGAGTGCTCTTGCAACTCATTATATTGTTGTCGTAGACGCTCGTTTTCAGAACGAACGCCACTGAGTTGATCCCGGCTCTCCTTAAACCTTTCGTAAGGGATAGGCTGTGGATTACCGCTTTCATCGTACTCTGTACCTGGTTCACCTGTGTCGCCGGCTACCGCGAGTTCCGGGTCTTCATACAAAGAGGCCTGCGAGTCCCCTGCGGAGCCTGTGCTCGTATCGCCAAATTCATCAGTCATTATAACCCCACAGCTAGTTATCGTACCAGCGGACGCTTATTGTGGTGTTTGCATTCCTGCCTCAAAGTCAGCTACTCCCGGCCCTCTCGTGCCAATGGCCTGATTGAGCTCTGGAGTGCCTCCTCCTAGCATTCCTGCTGGTGACCCTGCTGGTGGACCAGTAGGAGCACCGCCTTCAGGTGGTCCCATGCCGGCAGGTGCTGATGTCGGCGGCATGTTTTGCATACCGGCATCAACATAAGATTGCCACCATGGTTGTCCCTGTTGGTTCTGTGATTCAGCATAATAGTGCCACGCCACATGCCGCAAGTAGTTTTCTTGGACATCTTGAGGCAAAAGCCGGTAGTCAATGGATTTCATAAACTCACTATGCTGATCTATATGCACCGCATGGTCGTCAAACGCATTGACATCCGGTTGCCGGCCTTTCTCAAGAAGTTCATTCTCTTCTCTGGCCAGATTGCGGTCTTTTGATTCGTCCCCGTAAACGTTCTCCATGAAGCCAAACTCCATGAGCTTACGAGCTTTCATCTGCGTGCGGGGGTCAGCGGGGTCGCCCAGGATCCCCGTCTGATACATTTGTATAATCTGCTCCCGTCTGAAAGACGGATGTTTTGGAAGCATTGAGTTCGGAAGTACGCGAACACGGGTGTTTTTAATTTGCTGCGCGTGAAACTGGAAGACTTCAACAATCTTGTTTCTACCCAGGGTCTGGACAGTCATCTCGATGGGCATGTATTCCCGCCACATCCAAAGTATCTGCTCACAGATGCCTTCAATCGCAGATTCCAACTCACGGACAGTGGGGCCAAGCTTGGTTGCGTCCAGGTCCGAAAGGAGTCCAATTGCCCTACCGGATGTTTGAGCAGGCGCCGAACCCCGGGTCACATCGGAAACACCGCTAATGTTCTGGATATGTTCAATTTGTTCTTTCTCAATCAACCGGTGTTCCGGCGACATCGGTGGTGGCGGCAACGGCTCCGGTGGTCGTGTGGCCGTTCGCGAGTAAAAGATGAGCTCACCAGGTTCATCGGTAAACTGCTGCTTTTCAACAGAACCCTTCTCCGCTCGCCACTTGGGTTGAGCATGAAGGTTTTTGTTCTCAATCCGCTGACTTACGCTCTTGTTCAATTCCTTTTGTGCTGGAATCAATGAGCGAACAACGCCCTCACCCGCCAGCTTACCCGGCACGGTGTTGTGGCGAATGCAGACGAACGGTAAGCGCCCGTAGGGCAGAGACTCTTCCTCTTCAAGGACGATGCTGCCTGCGATGATTGCGTAATACCCCTCCGGGTGTCGAGGTGAGGGACGCTCGAAGTACTCAAGAACGCTTACCCGATCTAAAGAGGTCTGGTCGGTATTTGATGAAGAGGACGCAAACTCACGCATTACCTGCTGGCTGTACTCATCAATTTCGTAACTTGTGTTTGGTTGAACGTATTTGCCCTTTTCCCACCGGGCGCGAACCTCGTCAATGTGGAGCATGTTCGTGTGAATGATCCAACGGCAGTTATCCATATCCTTAGCGCCGGGATCCCAGCCTACTTCCAGGGGGCTCAGCACATCAATCACCGGCAAACCGCTTTTTCGGCGAATGCGCTTTATGTCGCGCTCCTTGAATTCATCTAAACCCAACTCACCTTCGGCGTATTCGATGACATCAGAGATAACCTCTTCCTCGTCTTCGTACTCCTCGCCGGCCTCAATGTCCCAAAAGCACTTTATGAAGGCAGTCCCGGTGATCGATGCCCACTTCATGGCCTCGTATATCTTGTTCTGAACCTTGAGCTCATGCCATATATAGTCAAGCAGGCCTTCACATTGGCGCGCAGCATCAAGGTCGTCATCGTCACTGGTGGCGGGCATACACACAAAACCCGGTCGGTTCTCAACCAACTTACCCGCCAGGGTCTCCACGGTCGGCAGAATGTAGTTCAAGACCATGCGAACCCGCCACGGGGGTGGAGTGTCCTGGCTAAGTAATCTTGTGATGCGGTTATAGCGAGCCCATTGGCGACCTGTGAAAAATGCCAGAGAGAGCCATGTGTGCTCTACCAGGTTTTGCTTGGCGCTTTCGGAGATTCGCCACTGCTCATTTATATAGGCAGCGGTTTTCTGCTCGTCTTCGGTGGGGCTATATGTTTCAACGCCCTCTTCACTATAGGCATCTGTGATTGGTCCAGAATCCATCTAACTGCGTTGCCTCATCCAAGCCGGTTGGTGTTCGCCTTCTGATTGGTTGACCATCTGCCGACGCATCAGCTCAGCGGCGCGTAAACGCCAGTCCATTGACCTGCTCTGCATTGGTGCTGCTGCCTGCCCCTGGGCGGGTTGTGCCTGCTGCGGCGCCACGTCTGTTGGTAATCCAGCGGAACCCTGTTTGCTCAGCAGATCCATAATCTTCTGGTCCAACTCACCCCGGGGACGACCTGATGCAGTTCCACCCGCAAGTGCAGGATTTTGGATGTCAGGCATAGTCCCGTAGGCCATTGCTACAAACCTGCCCGAGCACTAGCCGCTTCACGCATGGCATCTGGGCTGGGTTCCTCACCGATGGGTGGGCCCAACTCTTCCTCGGGACCACCGGGCCCCTCGGCAAGGTGAGTTGTGAGCGCAGTGGATACGGCTTGAAGGACTTCGGCGGGAAGCGAGAGCAACATCTCAATGAGTTGATCCACCTCTTCAGGGCTTGGCCCTTCCATTCCAGCTTCGGGCCCTGGAGGAGGTCCCATTGGAGGAGGTCCCATTGGAGGAGGTCCCATTGGAGGTCCACCTGGACCTGGAGGTAGTGCTGACATTATGCTCTCCTTGTTTGTAATCGTCGTTTAATTCTTTCTGCTGCTGTGACCCTGGGTGGAGTTGACAGGCGAATGTTGCCTGTGTCAACCGGAAGCCTTGAACCACCACCCAACTGCCGGACACTGCTGGCGGCGGGTGCTGGTGTTACTTGTTTGGGGGTGAACTTTTTCCGCTGCGCCTCGGCCTGTGAAAAATCTGCTTGCTGCGATGCCGCCTTTCGTCTTTTCTCAACTTCCGCTGCTGCGGCATCTGTGCTCATTTTGTTTGTTACCAGGTTGCTAATAAAGCCAATTGTTGCCGTTACGGCGGCTGCTTCGAGACCTGTCATCTATTGCCTCTCCATTTCGTACTCAAACTGTTTCTTGTACTTGACGTCAAACTCTTCCCACGCGGAGTGGGAATTATCCATAATGGCAAGTTTGAGTCTTCGTTCTTCCAGGTCAATTCGATGCTTGAGGAAACTAGATAGGGTAATACACAGCAACCCAAAAGGTATGGCGGCTGACAGATAAAACAGATAGGTGATTAGTGTTGTTATTACCAAACCGTCCCCAGGTGTGGATCCCTGCCTTCATCGGGTTCCACGTTCAAAAAGTTAGCCACGGCATCCCTCGGCAACTCTTTCTTTTTTTTATACGGTTCTGAATATGACGCATCTCCCAACTCCGAGTCAAGATACAATCCAATAGCCATTGCCATTACCGCATCATCATGTGCCCCGGGCATCGCCTCGGCCCGTCCACGCATACTCTCTATAAAGGTTTTGCACTCACTCATCAACCTCAGTGAATTGAATGTCCAGCTCCGCAAACGAATGCCTTTTGCCAGTGCAGCGATTGCTGCCTCTCGCTGTCCTTTGGATTGGGTTCTGAATCCGAATCGCTGAGTCCAGTTGCCGGAAGTCGAACGGACATAGAGATTCGTGTATCCATCCCCTCTATCCACGTCGAGGAGTTCTCTAACGACTGCGAGCCCGGGGCCGTCGATTTCAGGAACAATGAGCGCGTTGTTATATGCTCTGCCTGCAATAATGGCTTGACGTGCAGTGATATCTGGTGGTTGGCGCGCATAATATTCAGCAACCTGCACTCGTTCGGTTCTATCCAGTACTTGAATACAAGAGAAGTCGCCATCCTCCACCCCGTGTGCTGAGTCTATAGTTATAAGGTACTCATGGGTAGGATCAGGCAGATGCCAGATTCGCCAATCATCTGTGCCTGGAACAAGCAGCATATCGTCTTGAAGCATCTCACCTTTTGAACAGGCCGGGGGGTTGTCCATCAGGTCGCGCGATATCTCCTCAACAGCAACCTGGTCGAACGGACTTCTTGCACTGGAGGTAAATGCGATTTGGGGAGAAAGGGGGTATTCCGTGTCAAAACGCACCAGATCTCCACCGAATTTCGTGCGAAGCGTCTGCAGCGCCCACCGAACCTGGCAGGGCTCCAGACCAAACTCAATCAACCTGTCTGCCCAAAACACATCCCAACCCTGCTGGGAGGCGAGCTCATAGAAAAACTCCTTCTCGTCAGCAGCGTGAGCTTTGATAAGACGCTCGTGCAGAGTCTTATCGCCATGCTGCGAAGGCAGGCGGTAATGGACGTGCTCCTGCCAACCAAAGAATAAGGCCTTGAATATGTTACCAGGCTCGTTCTTCCAGGCCTGCCAGAAGCGGTTGTAAAACGCACCCGCAGCGCCATGGGCCGTAGACTCGATTATACAAGTGGTTCCAAACTTGTCCTCCAGAGAACCCAACTGCGACTGCAACACATCCTCGTCACTACTGGCACGACGGTTCTTCCACCAAAGCGCCAACTCCGAAAGATGGAGAAAGTCAGGCGTCGAACCCCGAGCAGCATCCGTCGCACCCTGAGTCTGGATAGAAAAACGAGACCCATGCGTCCACTGGATAGAATGGCCAATGACCCGCGCCGGGGCTATCTCATCAAAAAAATCAGGAAGGTTCTGCTGGTAACGCTTGGCAATACCGAAAATCTCTTTGGTCGAATCCTTCAAATGTGCAATGCACTTGGCATCGGCATGCTTGGAGAACTGGCAATAATGCTGACCCAGTGCCTCTATTAAAGTAGAGCAACCCACCTTCCTTGACTTGAGGATAATCAAACGAACAGGTGACTTGCTTTGTTCCTGTTCCTCCAGGGCGTTTAGAATCTGCTCCTGCTCGTCGTTTAGAATCAACGGCATCAGCTTGTACTTGCCGTCCACCATCGTGCGAATACGCAAACAGTTCTGGAAATAAAACCGCCGGTCAGTGCGACAACGTTCCCAAAAGCCTTTGACCTTAGACATAAAAGCGCCGCCCACAGAAACAGAGGATGAACTGCAGACGGCGCAACAGGGGAACTTGTTCGCCATGCGGTACAGAGGAATGTGCCGCAGGAGCTACCCGCCACAGAGTAAAACCACTAACCCACAATTTCAAGTGTCTTCCTACGACGACGGACACCGGCTTTCTTTATTGCCTTCTCAACCTGCCGGCGAGATAAACCCGTCTTGTCAATAATCTCTTTGTAACTCAAACCCGCTTTGTACAACTCAACCGACGTATCCAAAGATGCCGATGCCTCAAACTCACCCTTGGCTGCACTGGCATCCAACTGGGCATCCAATACATCTGGAGCAAAAGGGTCCCAGGACGAATCCGTCGAAAAGGCATTGGACTTTTCCACCATCTCACCTATCGACTTGCGAATGTTCACATAGGTCTGGACAGAACGGAGCCCCTTGTTGAGAGATGCCAGATCCCCATCGGCCTCTTCAAACGCACGGGCGACCAACACCTCAGTACTAACCGCTGCCTTCAACCAGTAATCGGCAACATCAGACTGCTGCACCGGCTGGAGTAAGGATTGTTCTGTTGACGGAGTATCGCTCACAGCGTTATTCTGGTGCAATGTCATCTAAAAGTAAACCAAACACTCGCATCCCCGTTGACCATGCATGCCTTGAACTGCTGTCCCGTACCGCAGGAAAGTCAAACATCAACGCCAACACACTCGCTAACCTCTGCGTCGAAGCCTTCATCGGCTCACTAGAGAAATACGGCATGACCGCACCAGCCACTGAGCTCAAAGCAATCAAAGGTCACCCAGGCACAGGAACAGACGGCAGCGTCAACCTGTCCAAGAGAAACTTCGATGAGCTCAACAAAGTCGGCGCCTACCTGGGAACAACAATGTACAGCATGGTTAGAGATGCCATCATCGGGCAACGCTTCAACTTCCAACGACTGCAACCCGTCAATGCCAGGAGCATGCCTTCGGTGAGAAGAACACTGTTCAGAATGGAACAAGACGGGCCCCAAACGCCGGCCGCATAAAATTCCCCAGGAGTCCCAAAATTTTCCAGGAGTCCCGGGATTTTTTAGGAGTCCCTGGCTCCAGGGGACCGCTTTGGCCAAAATCGACTTTGCTGTAGATCGATGTCAGACCATATATGAGTTAGAACAGAGCGGAGGGTACCAAGGTACCCCGGGGTCTCATCTACGATGACCGGATAAATCCGGACATCGGAGGGGGGCATGCCCCCGGGGGGAAAATGCACAGAATTC